ATGAACCCGCATGTCCAATCGCGCGGATCAACCAACGCGCGATAGGCGTTAGTCTTCGGCCCATCGGTCAGGATCACGGGACGCACGATCACCCAGTCAAGCTTACTCCTGCGGACGATGCGTTCCTGCACGTCCTTGTCGTCATAGACGCGCCCCAGCAGCAGATGAAACGCCGCACAATAAAGAAACCCGCCGTGGCCGCGGCTGTCGCCGGCCCCAAAGCCCGTCACGCAGATCAACCGCTTGACTTGAGCCTCCTCCATTGCGGTGACGAGCACCCGCGTCGCTTTAGAGAAGAATCGCGTCGGCTTAAGGATGATTTCGGGCCCGACAGAAACGCCGAGCGACTGGATGACGACATCGATTCCAGTCAGCGCGCGCTTCATCGTGGCCATCTCGAGGGCGTCGCCGGCCGTTTTTTCCAACTGGGGGTGTGACGCGAACATATAAGGTGGAACATTTTGGCTTTGTGACCTACCCATGACCTACCCTGGCGCTTTTTCGGGTAGGTCATATGAGCTAAGTCATTGATCTCATGGCGCGCCCGAAGAGATTCGAACTCCTGACCCCCAGATCGTAGTCTGATGCTCAAATCTAGAGGCTCAGGCGCTCTTTGATTGCGCTCGCCGCACTCGCTCCAGCATCTCCTCGACCGCGCGTTTGGCCCGCGTGCGGGCTTCTTCTGCATGATCGAAGGCACGCCCGCCATCACGATTACATTTCCGATCCAGAAGCCAGGCGCCCCGACACCTTGTTGAGGAGGTTCCACTTCTTGGTCGCTTTGCCCTCCGTGTGGGACTTGTTACCCTGCGCCAACATTTGCTCCTTTAGGCCAGGCCCAATCGCAAACCAGCGACTGCGCCAAGGCGGCGGAAGAAGGCAGAGGGGGCGGTTCTGGAAAATCGGGGGCAAACATCGCCGCGGCCCGGGTTAAGGCCTGGCAGCTGAGGCTGCAGCGTGAAGCGGCGCTCGAGGCGGCCCGGGCGACCTAGGATCGGCGCCAAAATGAAGTCCCCCGTAATGTGACCTACGGGGGACCCGACGAATCCCAAACCAAACCAAAGCGCCGCAGCTTAGCCGCGGCTCCGCCGATCCGGTGACGCGGATCGTATCCATGGCGATCACCGCCGTGGCTGCATTGAAGGATGTAGAGGGTTATCGATCGATCATTCCGTAACGCCCGTTCGCGAAATCGCGGGCGTCCGGCCGTGCCGACCGTCGTTTGTTGCGGGTGCGCTCGCGCAGAAAGACGTCGAGGTGATAACATCCTGACGTGTCGAGTCGCCTGAAATTCAACCGGTTGCGCCAACGCCAGCGGCAGGCCCGTTACGAGGCCCGCCAGCGCGCTGGCGTTGCGCTGTACCCGGCACCCCTAGGCGCAGCCGAGATCGACACTCTGGTCGCTTTAGGATGGCTGCAGGAAGGTACCGAGAGTGACCGCGGTCGTGTCGGCGAGGCGGTAGCGGCGCTCATTCGGGACATGGCTTCGCGATTGCGCGCGTAATTTCCCCTGACACGTCAGGTCTGCCTGCTTCGCTGACGTGTCATCTTGGTGGGCGGCAGGAGGCAGATGTTGACCGTGACTGACGATGAGATCAGCCGAGTATTTACGGCGTTGCCTTGCCTGAGTTGCGCGCATTGGCGCAGTGACCGCGTCAAGGCAGCGATCGGTCGGGTTTATCTCGCGGTACAAGTGGGCGAGGAATTAGGGGCCTTGCCTCCTCGCGATCAACTGCCGCGCGGACGCCGATGCCCCAGGGGTTCCGCGTGATCAACAATAGTAACATCAACAATAGTAACAACGGCGATAGTAACGGCGATAGTAAGAGCCATAGTAACGGCTCCGCGGCCCGCAATGGCCAGGAATTATCTAACCGTAGACAATCGCGCCGCAACGGCAATGGCAATGTGCCACCGCCAGAACGCGGACCAGGCCGACCAGTCGGAAGCCAGAACCGCACCACCCGCATTCTCAAAGAAGCCGTGCTGCTGGCAGCCGAGCAGACCGGCGAGGATAACAGAGGCAAAGGCGGGTTAGTCGGCTACCTCCGCCGCATCGCCCGCACCGAGCCGAAGGCGTTCTGCGCGCTGCTGCAGCGCATCCTGCCAATGCAGGTCACCGCCAAGTTCGACATCGATAGCGCGCTGCGCGAGCCTTACTCAAGCGTGAGCGAAGCGCGCGAGAAGTTGCGCGCGTTAGGCGTGCCGGTGCAGCGCTTCTACGCCGGCGCCGAGCAGATCGAAGATCATAGTAACGAGGACAACTCGCAGGAGCGAGACGATGACCGTGGATGAACTGATCCAGCGCCTGCAGGACCTACGCCAGCCCGATCTGCCGGTGCGCCTCTCGCTCGAGGGCATCGGTCAGCTCGCCAACGCCAAGGAGCTGATTCAAGCGGCGGTGACGGAATGCCGGGCGAGGAACCGCCACCGCACGGCCGGATGAAGATGCGCTCGCAGCGAGCACGCCCTCATAACTTCACTTCGGTACTTAGCAGTTAGTTAGTCAGCGTTTGAACTGGATACCCAAACAATGGAAGTGCAGCGATGAAAGCCAACATGATTCGCAGTACGCGGTGTCTTCGCCGACCCCGAGCGCGGCATCGAGCTCCGGCCGCTGCAATTCCTGCAGTCGGCCGATCCGCCGGATTGGTGCTTTCTTACACGCCGATCTTATCGCAGAATACCTTACTAACTAACTGCTAGCCTTGCGGCCCCGCCTGCATACATGAAGCGCGGCGGCTTGCGCGTGTTCTAGTTTGTGGGGACTTAGGCGGAGATTTTGGACGGCTTAGTCAGGCTCGCGTAGGCAGTTGCGCACGGTCTCAACGCCGACGCCGAAATGCTTGGCGACCGCCCGTAGCCCCACGCCGCCAGCCTGATAGGTACGTCGAATAGCCGCTCGCTTCCGAGGATCGGTGCGAGGGCGGCCAATCGACCTGCCGCTCTTGGTGCCCTGGACCTTGGCCCGTGCCATGCCGGCGCGCACCCGCTCGGCGATCATCGCGCGCTCAAACTCGGCGAACACGCCCATCATCTGGAACATAGCGCGGCCCGACGGCGTGCTCGTGTCCAGACCTTGCTGATGCAGGTAAAGCTCAGTGCGACTGGCGTGAATCTCGCTCAGAAAGGCCACGAGGTCCTGCAACGATCGTCCCAGCCGATCGACGCTCCAAGCCATAACGATATCGAACTTGCGGCGGGTCGCGTCCCGGCACAGTCGATCGAACGCCGGCCGCTTGTCCCGACCTTTGGCGCCGCTGATGCCATTGTCGGCGTAAACCTCGACGATCTCGTGCCCAAGACGCTCGGCCACCGCCCGAAGCTCACGCTCCTGGTTCGCTGTCGTCTGGTCGAGGGTCGAAACCCGCAGGTACAGAGCTGCTCGCATAGGCTTGGATAAGGTCTAAAAAACACTCCGTTTCAAGCACAGCTGGACGCGTTTGTAAGCTATTGGAACTGCATATTGTGCAGCGCAAAAAGTTGCATAGCCTTTTCGGACACCAACGCAGCTGGGGAGGTGAGGAGCTACGTCTTTGAAAATGCTGTGGGACGCCAACCGCCTCGAGCCAAGCCTATTGCCTCCCGCAGCTGCTAAGGCCGCAACGAGCAAAAACTCTTAGGCCCGAACAGCGGATCTGGGATCGGATTCGGCGCAACCTGCGATCGGAGTCGGCACACGGATTTCTCAAGCGATGCTGGTCAATTTTGGGGGCCCGCAGGCCGGGAAGATAGGCGCCAACGACCGCAGGCCGGACAGCCCTAAACGCCATCCTCGCAGTCCGAACCATGAAGAAAGGCGGCCCCCGGTTCGTGTAGCGAGAGAGGAAAGGGGAAAACGATCCCGGAAATTGAACACATCAATCAGGGCGTCCGCTCTTGAGCTTGCGGAGAAGGAAGTTCTCCAAGGCGAGCGTGGGGCTTCGCGCGCGAACAGGAAAAACGAATTCTTAAATTATATCAATAACTTAGTATTTTAACTGACCGCTCTTCGAGGAATATCATTCTATGGGCTGCACGCGCGAAAACGGGCTCATTGAAAGGTGTGGGACATTTCCGGGATTGTTTGTTGTATTTTGCTGAACCGGCCGGCACGAATCAGGGGGAGGTTCGACCGATCCCAAGCCGCCGCTCGACCTCAGCCAATCGCCGCTCAATGAGCTCGAGACGACTCGGCTGTCTTGGCGGCGGCGCTGGTCGGCCCCTGTCGTCGAGCATTCCGTCGGCGCGCAAGGCCTTGCGCAGGTCGTGCCGCGGGTTCTGGTCCGAGCGCCAGTCGCTGGGTGTGCCTGGCACCGCGAACATCCGCGCCTCGCCGCAAGGACCCATCCAGCGGAGCTGCCAGTGCTTGCCGCCGCGCGCGACAACTGGATCGCGGATGCCGGCCTTGGCGAGCTCGTCGAGCGCGGCGGCAAGGCAGAGATTACGCACGGCGCAGCTTCCCGCCGCGGTTGCATCCGCATGAGAGTGATCTTCCCCACATCAATTGTGAGCTGCGCACGCGGCGCTCGATTCCACAGCCGTTACACACGCACAGCCAGAGCGCCTCGCCGCTGGAAGAAGCTCCGGCACGCTCGATAACCCTCCATAACCCAAACGTCGCCCCGGTGAGATCGCTGGATCTCTTGCTGCTGGCTTCTGCTCGCAGGCAGCCGCACGATCGCGTCTTACCGCTGCGCAGATCCTCACCGACCACGACGCACTGCTTTCCGCAACCGCACTGACACAGCCATGCCGGTCTGCCGTTGCCTTCGGCGCGACCCTTGACCATCAAGCGGCTGAAGCGCTGTCCGGTGACGTCATTGAGTCGCGGCATGTTTGTCCCTCATCTCAGACTGCGAACCACATCTCCCCGGCAAGCCCGTGCGACCCTTGCCGCTGTTCGCGCCTCACCTTGCCCTCCGCCAGCAGCCGAATTAGCACCGCACCGATCTTGTCCTTCGAGCGGTAGCCGATGAATATCTGATAAAGATCAATGCGACTCATGCCGCTGCTGCCGGCCGAGCGCAGCACTCGCAGGACCTCGTCGGTGAACGCCTCGCCGATCAGGTCGCCGAAGACGTAGCGCGCCGAGTCCTCGCAGAACGTCCAGACCGCCTGCGCCGCCTCGAGGTGTACCTGCGTAATCTGCGACGAGCCGTCGAGCAGGGCATACACCAATGCAAGACGGATCGTTTGCGCCTCCGCGCGGGCAGTGATGGCGCCAAGCAGGCCGGGCTGGTCCTTCGACAGCACCGGGTAGATTTCCTCCCAGAAGCCTGCGGCCTCGGGCGTCATAATCACGCGTTCGATCGGCCGCGCGGCTTCGATGGCCTGTAACGTCTTCAGCCCCAGTTTCTCGATGAGCTCGGCTGAAGGTGCCCCACCATGCGGCAATAGCTTGTCGCGGCGCACGCAAGCGAGCAGGAAGCGGTTGGCAAACCCGTTGAACACCTCAGTCTGAACGAGCAGGTTGCGCAGCTCCTCCGCCGTGATGTGGCCGATGATCGAGATGTACGCCTTCGTCACCTTGGTGCGGTTGTGCTTGGTCAGCGTGCCGATCACCTCGCGGCAATCCCAGGCATCGCGCGCCATGCGGCTGACCACGTTGCCCTCCCGCCGCATCACTCTCAGTACCTGGGAGAATTCGCGCTCGTCGAGCATCAGCCGCTTGTCTTTGACGCCAGGATCGATCAGCTCCTCGACACCCTTCCTCATGCCGTAGACCGGGTCGCGGATCGGCATGATCATGCCCTCGCCGGAGCTCATGCCGCTGTGGATACAGTCGTGTGCCCAGTCTGGATCGGCGATCTCGAAGATGCGCAGGATCCAATCGGCTCCGGTTCCCTTGCGCGCCCTCGAGGTGCGCCCGATGGTGACGAGGAATAGGTTGGCGAAATGCGATGTCGCCTCGACCAGGTAATGCGGACCGCGTCCAACAGCGCTGCCGAAGCTGGCGAGGAAATGCAGGTGGAGAGCTATGGGGTCGGCCTCGGTGTGTGGCGCGATGATGGACACCACTTCACCGGCGAGACCGTGATAGGCGGCGGGCGCCATGACCGGCCAGGCGGCCTCGCCGGCATCTGTGCCCGCGTTTGCGCCATGTCCATTTGTTTTAGCGCCGTTGTTGCCGGGCGGATCGTCGGGCTCATAAAGCTCTTCGCCAAAGTCTTCGAATTCAGTGCGGGTGTACTTCATGGCGCGCGCTACCCGGTACGAGGTCATTGAAATCGGCGCCGCTTTGCTGCGGCGTCAGCAGCGCGACGGTCCGGCCGGCTGCCGCCCAGCGTTTGGCGCATTCCTTGGCGCTGCTGGGCCCGACGCCGCTCGCGTCGTTGTCGACCAGGATGGTGAGCCGCTCGATAGCGGCGATAAGCGGAAAGCGGGCAATGCCACTGCTCGAGCCGATGGCCCAGGCTGGACGTAGCGGCGCGTCGCGGTGGGTGATCCGCGTCGCCGCCGCGAGCACGGTCTCGATCCCTTCGCCGATGACGAGCGAACTCTCAGTGGGCCACAGCTTGATTGCGCGCGCGGCTGGCCAGCGCCCGAGCATCCGGCGCTCGACCTTGCCGCCGGCCAGCACTTCGGGTGTCAGGGCAATGCGGTGAATGCCAGCCGGCACATCCGTCGGGACATCACGAAACAAGGCTAGCAGGCAAGGCACCTGCGTTCCCGGGCGGAACATACAGCACGGATGAAAGCGCAAGACGTTCTCTATGTTGGCTGGCAGCTTGTCGGTATCGATCTTGCGCACGTCGGCGAGATAGTGTGCGGCCAAGGTGCCGGCAATCGTCTGCGCCTGCTCCCACAGCCGTAGGGCACTCGCGAGTGTGTCGGCTTCGTCTTCACTCCTGTGCGGCTGTGAGATCGGCCCTCGCCAGTTTGCTAACAATTCGATCGCGGCGTCACGATCGAGCCCTTTGATCATGATCAGCCAGTCGATCGCGTCGCCGTGGGCCCCGCAGCCGAAGCAATGAAAATGGTCAGTATAGATATGGCAGCTCGGGGTGCGGTCGTCGTGGAAAGGGCAAAGCACTTTGCCACTGACCAGTGGTTGGTCGACCAGGTCGGCCAGGTGCGGGATCGGGAGCTCAATTGGCGCTTCTGCCGTGGCGACGTAAACACGGGTGCCGTTGGTCGGAGGGGCAGCGGGCGCCTCGACCTTCGCAGTCGGCCGCGGTGGTGGCGGAGGGATCGCGGGCGCCTCAAGCTTCGCGATCGATGGCTCGGGAGCGACGGAAGCTCCTGGTTTTTGCCGGGTGTCTCCGGGAACGGCTTCGTGGAGATCCGACCAGGTATGCTTTGCGTCGCCCCAGTTGCGGCCGAATTTCAGGCCGACCTGCATCGGCAGGACGAGCGATACCGCATCCCGTCCCAGCTGCGCGACGAGCTCGGCCTGTTCCGGTGAGCTCACGGAGCAGTCGAGCGCATCGTGCATCTGCAGTAGGGGAACGATTCCATCGCGCCAGCAGGCGCGCATCCAAAGCTTGGTATGGCGCGCGGCCGAGCCCTGGATCAGGGCATTCATCGCCTTGTGGGTCTCCGCGCGCCGAATCCAGCTGTGCCCGTACCACGGGTGCGAGGGATCCTTGAGCCGGCGCTCTGCCTCTTCACGCGAGCACGGGCCCGCGCCCTTGGTCCACGCCACGCCGGGCGCCTCCCAAAGTTCGAAGTGACGGCGCGCGCCGTCGTAGAGCTCGATGTACCCTTGCCGCGCCGCAATGCCTTGGCAGAGCTTGGACAGCTGTCCTACGAACGGAAGCTCGCGATCGTATTTCGCGTAGATCTCCCGAGCCTCGCGCTCCGGCTTGCCGATCATCTGCGCGAATTTGCGCACGCCGGCGCCGTAGATTTTGGCGAAGTTCGTGTTCTTGGCCGATGTGCGATCGAGGCTCGTCCAGGTCGCGACCAGCTTATGGAAATCGGTAGTCGGGTCGTTGCGATAGCGTTCCGCTGCCTCGTTTGCTTTGTGCAGCTTGTGGCGGACGGCGTAATGCACGACGAGTCTGAATTCTTGCTGCGAGATGTCGGGCTTGGCCCAGACCTCGCCCTCCTCGGGCAGGAACACGCCGCGGATGAGGGGTGCCAGCTCCTCGTCGCGCGACGGCATCTGCTGCAGCGGCGGGTTGGAATAGGAGAACCGCAGCGAGCGCGTGCCGCCCTCATCCGAGCGGTGCGGGTGGATTTCGGCGTGAACACGGCCGTTCACCACGTGCCCGAGGATGTGGTTCTCGATGAAGTGGACCGCGGCGTGGTTGTACTTGTCAGCCTTGACGATCAGCTGCGGCAGCCAATGCGGATGTCTGAGCATCCAGCCCGAGGTTCCGGCGGTGAACGACGGGTTGCCTTTCTCGGTGCGCGGGTAGGCGATCTTCTGCGCATCGAAGGTCTCCGCCAGCCACTTGGTGCGGCCGATTTCCTCCATTCCGACGCGCGTGCCGAGCTTGTCGGACAGCTCGGCAAAGGTGGCGTCCCGCCTCTGCAGCAGCAGGTCGCGCGCCTGCTCAGCCGCCGCTGTGTCGACGCGGATTCCGCGCCGGCGCATCTCGTGCACCATCGGCAACAGGTCAACTTCAAGGCGATAGGCGGCGCGCGTGCCCTCGTGATCGAGAATGGGATTGAGACTGTCGAACAGCTCGAGGGTGCGAACTGCATCAATCTCGGCATACGGGCCCACGTAGCGTGCGGGTAGCTGCCATATATTGGCCTGCAGCTTGGCTTTCTTGGGCAAGCCACAGGCCGCGGCGCCCTCTCGCAGCAGACTTTCTTCCTTGCCGGGGAGGCCGCGCCAGCTGCAGAGCGAGTCCAAGCCGTACGAAAAGCGATTCTCGTCGATGATGGTGGCAAGCGCACCGATCTCCTCAAGCCGCTCGGAGGGTGGCATCACAATGTCGGCTTCGGAGCGCAACCAGCCCCAGTCGTAGATGCCGTTCTGGGTGATGATGCGCACGTCGGACGCGATCAGGTCCTTCAGCCAGCGAAAGACCTGGTCGCGCTCGAAGTTTGCAGTGTCGGGGTGGCGTATCGGAACATACAGCGCGCGGATGCCGCCGTCTTCGCGGAAGGCAATCGAGACGCCGCAGATGTAGCCGGCGCGGAATGGCCACCCGGACCCTCGGTTGGTGAGCAGCCCCTCGTCCTTGGTCTCAGTGTCGAGCGCGACAGCGTCCCCGCGGCGCAGGTCGGGCAGTTCGGTGGGCGGTCGCCAGTCGGTCGCCACGGTCTTTGCTTGCGCTTAGGATACCACGCTGATCACGCTGGTCGCGCCCGATGCCGTTCCTTTTAAAAAACGGCATCGGGAGCTGCGGTCGTCGGTTTCAGTACTTGAGGCGGTCGTTGAGCATTTCTTCGCTGCTCACAGGCGCGGCGATCTTGAGCCCGGGCTGGGGTGCCCCGCCTTCGATCTGCGGAGGCGTCGCTTCAAGATTGCCGCCCAGCTCGTGCCAGTGGATCACCTCGAAGTGCGGGCGCTGCTTGACGCCGTACTGCGTGGGCATCGGCTTCGATGCCGGCCTGACCTCGGCGACGACCTTGCGCCCGCGCAGCGCGCGCATCCACGCGACCTTGTCCTTCAGGTCGCCCACGGCGCGCATGGCGCCGATCGTGGAGTTGGCGAAGGTGAACTTCTCGGCCGTACGCGGGTCCAGCAGGTAGACGATGTGCGACACCACCCACGGCGGGCGCGGCTTGTCGCCGATACCGATCTCCCACTCCGCTTCGGGGATCTGGGCGTTGAGCTCGTCGCGCAGCTTCTCGAGCGAATTCCCAGGCTCTGCCTGGACGGTGTTGATGACCCGCTGATCCTGCCAGCGCTGCAGGACCTTCGTCGTCGCCAGCGCCAAGAGCGTCGTGTCGGCCGGCATCGGCGCTCCGGTCCCATCGGACCAGAACCCGTCCACGCAGCGCAGGGGCGTGCCGACGATCGGTTGGTCACTCACGTCGACGTTGCTGAACCCGTCATCCTTGATGATCGGCATAGGTATCTTCATCGCTTCACTCATGTCTAACTCCTCTTTCACCGTTTGCGGGCCAAGGCCGATGCGATTCCTGCCGCGCAGGAATTTTTTCAAAAAACGCGCCTCCGCTATCGATCGTCCGCGACGAGAGCGACTTCGTCTCCGCGCTCTCTCGCGGCCGTTTCAAAGAGATCCGGCGGCATGACGGACTCGACCGTTGCGAAGATCGCTTAGTGTTCACGCGCGCGGTAAAACCGCGCCTGCGCGACCAGCAGCTCCGCCACGTCGCGCACCGAGATCTCGGAGCCGGGCGTCGACGGCGCGACCAAGCGGGGGGGAGCGCGTTCATGGCACACCCCCCCGCGCCAGCCAGTTGATCGTTGGTACCCCGGCGAACGCTTTGTCGAAGACGAGCCAGGCGAAATCGGTCTTGCCACCTTTGGATTTCTCACCACGCAGGATGACGTCGCCAGGCGGCATGCTGGGCCGCGGTGTTAACAGCCACAGGCGACGCAGCGGCAGGGGTGCGAGCCATTTCCCTGCCGCATTCAGGCGAGCAACCGGAAATTGCAGCGCCACTTTGTGCCGGACCAGCACGAGCGCATGCGCGGCAAATTCCCGGACAAGCGCGCACGGCGGATTGCCGATGATGTTGTCGAGGAGATCCGTTGTCTCAAGGAAGTCGACAAGCGCGAAGCTAGCGCCACGATCGACAATATCGGCGCCGGTCGCCTGGTAACCATGCGCTCGGGCGGCCTCAACAATACGGCCAAGCCCCACAGCTGGATCGTGGATGGTGCCGGTGAATGGTTCGACGTCAAACAGTCGAGTCGTGACCCACATTGGCTCGACGTACCAATCGACGCTCTCACGCGCCCAGATGTGCGAGGCGTGCGGCCGCTTTTTATCGCTTCGTTCATACAAGGTCACGGCACAAGCTCCGCTCACGCCTCGTGCCAAGCGGCAGCAATTGCTGCCGCTTCTGTGGCTGCCACGTCCAATTGGTGACGAGCGCGCCCGGAATGCCGCAGCTCCGCAGACACTCGGCATCAGCAGCGCCGAAAGCGACGAGCACCGGCGGGGCTCCGGAATTTGCTGGCTGGCGCGATCCGTCCGGACGGTGGAAGCGAATACGGTCAGCGAGGAATAGAATCGCCGAGGCGCTTTGCCAGCATGGCTCAAACCAATTGGCTTCGGTACGAGCATGAAGCAGGGCAATGCCGCGCCCATGCGCCGCCAGGCGCGCGATCCAGGCGCCGACGGCGTAGCGGTCGAACGGCGGGTTCAACCACACGCGACCGCGCCATGGCTGCAACAAGCCGTTTTCGGCTTCGGTGTAATTGACCCATGCGCAGTCCCACGGCCGTGGGTCTGCAGCGCAGGGGTCAAGGTCGAACGGGCCGAGCGCATCGATGATGAACTTCGGCGTGATGTGCGCTTGCGATAGGCCGACCGTGCGTTGATGACTGCCCAAAGTCACGACGCACCTCCCGGCTTTATGGGCGCCGCGGCCTCGAGCGCGTTAGCCGCATCCGGGGCGGTGTCGAAAAAGCCGAGCGACTTAAGGAGCTGGCGCCCGCTGGCGATCGCCTCGAACCGGCCATCGGCGATCTCGCGGATGAGGCCGAGGCAGGCGCGGCCGCCGGGCCGACGGCGATCTTGTTTTTTGGTGGGGGTCGGTGTAGTCAGGGCAGGCACTTATTTCTCCAATCTACCTCGGCCGCGCTAACGGCCGTTGAAATTCCGGGAGCCGCCCCCGCCAAAGGGCGGCTCTTGCTGTTTCAGGGGGCGGTGTCCTCGCGGGCGTTAGGGTTTGCTTGCAGACAGCGGCACGCGCCAACAACTTCGCTAGCCCGGCAGCGGAGCGCGCTTTCACTGTCCTCGCGGTTCGCTGACGTCGTCATCTTCACGCTCCTTGCATTGGGTCGCGGAGCGGTTGATCTGCCGGGCGTCACCTTGACGCCTGCCGCCGAGGCGTCCGTTTCCGGGCGATGCCGCGCTGTGGCGGCGGGGTTCGTTGACGGACAAAGGAGGCGGGCCGCCTCATGGTGGTCAGCTTCGTGATTGGCGGTCCTCGAGCTGTTCTCGACAGCTTCGCCTTCGCGCTCACGCTGCCAATCTCTGCGCGCTTGCGGGCTGATACGCACACAGCCATCGCCGTGACGCATGAGGCGTGGCGCCTTGCCGCGTTTCTTGAGTTCATAGAAAAAGGCGCGCGAAAAATTCTCGGCGCGGCAGAATTGCGGTATGGTGAGCGACTGCTCTATTCCGCCTTTCTGATCGAATAAGTGCAGCAGTTGCCGGACGGCCTTCTTGAGGGTCGCGACCTCAGTGGACAGATCAGACTTTGTGGAGAGCGTTGTGGACATGGTGCCGAATTTAGTCGGCGCCGTTCACAAGGACGAAGGACCGACCTTGGGCCTAAAATGCCCCAGGGCCGGTCCAGATAAGGATCAGTCCTCCAATTCCCTCAGTTTTTTCAGTAACCGTTCGCCGCTCATTAATGGAAGTTCGGCCGAGGCACGGGCAGCCGCCCAGTACTCGCGGAACACAGTTCCCCATGACGGCCGGGCTGTTCCAGTCAAAACCTGGAAATCCTGTTGAATCTTCTCGGCAAATGTCCTCTCGAAAATCCAAGGGGGGGTGTTGATAAGACCTTGCCGCGCGGTGCCCGCTATTTTCAGCAACGTCGTCAAAGTCGATCCAAGTGGCTCCGCGTGAGATAAAAAATCATTGCTGCCGCGGACGTATTCATCCCACAGCGCGTCGCCTCGCCACATTGAGCTCGAATGCATGAATTTCTTGTGCAGACGGACTGCAGCATCCAGAGGACCTTGTACAGCATGTGCGATGCTGTTAAGCCCCTTTATCATTCGTGGGACAAGCTTCTCGATTAGTGAATCCAATTCTTTGAGTTTCATCTTGCTGTGGCGACGCGCCTCGTCCGCCTCAACATTCGTCAATTCCGCCGCCTCAAGCGCCAAGATCACCCCGGCTCGCGCGTACCAAAAAGGACATACTATTCCGGCTTTCTCGAGCGAAGCTCGATCAAGCAGCCGTGGGCCCCGCTTTTTATTAAGGCCGGCGACGGCATCGTCAATCGGCGCGCGGCTTGCAGGGCGAGTCCAACACTTCCAATTTGGTGGGGGGCTGAGCAGTCCGGCGCCACTGATCCACCGCCCCGGCCGACCGCCATCCACCGCTTCAAAAGGCCATGTAATCTCCGGAAAAAGCTGTTGCCGGAGCGCCAGGCTTCGTTCCTGTATTTGCCGCCGCTTGGCGGCCCATTGACGGGCCTCGGGCGTGTCTTTCTCGGGCGCCATGTCAGCGTCCTGCCAAAGGTACTACATTGTCACTGGTTGGCTGGTCGGCATCGAGCAGCGCGCGCCGCGTGAGCGCGTCGGAATGGTCGCTGATGAATTTACTGTAGGTCCTCTCGATCATCGGGACCGAAGTGTCGTGCGTGGTCGCCACAACGCGTATCGGCACGTTCGCGAGCAGGGCACGCACGATCGAGCAATGGCGGAGCGCGGCTATCGTCACTTTCGACGGGTCTAGCTGCGCATCTACTACAGCGCGTTGGAACGGCCGTGTGTGATCGGACTGCTTCCAGGGGCTGCCGTCCGGTTTGGTCAGGAGCAGAGCATCCTCGGGGCGGCCGGTGCTGGCATGCCTGAGCTTTGCTGCCAGGTTCGTCGAGATTGGCACTGGTTGGTGTCTGACCCTTTTCGCGCCGCGCCCCTTGCGCGATGACGGCATTAGCAGACGCGAATCGGCCCGGTCGCCCTGCAAGTCCGCAACTGTGAGCCGTGCCAGCTGCGAGACTCGGGCCCCTGTAATCGCCGCCGTCTCGACCAGCAGCCCGAGTTCGGCACAGTGGCCATAAGCGGCGACGATGATGTCGCGGATTGTTTGATCCGGCACGATAACGTTGCGGCTCTGTTCTGCGTCGTGCAAGCCCGCTAGTCCGATCCGCCAAGCGGACTGATTGTTGATGCGTGGGTCGTGGGAGGCCGCTAGATTGAGCGCAGCGCGCAGCGCGTTACCGATCCGGTTGACCGACGCAGGCTTCAGTTTTCGCTTGATTAATCCATCACGGAAGCGCCGTAACTCACGCGCGCTCAACAATGCAACAGCCTTGGCCGTGAGCGCCTCCGAGAGGTGCCCCCGGACGCGTGCGACATTATGCAGGTCGGCACCCCGCGTTCTCAGATCAGTCTCGTAAGCCTCAAGCGCCTCCCGCACGGTGACGGGCCTGCCGGCGTCGTGTTGTTCGGCATCCCCGCCGCTGCGGGCAAGCCTGCGGGACCTGTCCTGTGCCTGCCAATAAGTCAGGGCATATTCGCCGTCGGCCTCCTCATGATCATCGGCGAGCGCGAATTTCTTGATCCAGTTGCCGCTCTTGCCGTCGGCCGCGATCACGCTCCATGTACCAGCTCCCTCATTGCGCCGGTAACCGAGGCGCACGCCTGGTGCGACCCGTACCGCGTAGGGTTTCTTCCGCGGCGCAAGCTTCAGGCGCGCGGTGCGCGTTTCGAGATGGGCCGATCGTATGCTTCGCGCCACCTTAGTGTCCCGCTAGTGTCCCGTTGATGGGGATAGACTGCCATAGACCAGCAGATACAGATAGAGGCACAAAGCTCGATGATTCTTATAGTTGAGTAGACAAGCCTAGACTGGGCTAGTCGCGAATAGACCTTGTAAAAGCCCTCTCACGGCGAAAACAGGGGTTCGAGTCCCCTAGGGAGCGCCAATAAGATCAAACACTTAATGCAAGTCGGCCGATTAGTGTCCAACAA